GAGTAAATAACCATCTTTTAATTTCAATAAATATTCCATAATTTTCCTCCTAAAATAAACTTACAATAGCTGTTATTGCTAACAGTATAGCACCAATAGATGCACAATACATTGTAGTAAAAAGTAGAGCGAAAGCTATAAGCTTAGTAGCTGTTTTTTGAAACAATTTAAAACCTTTTATAATCAATCACCTCTATTTTTATATTGATTTCTCCACAATTTGCTGTGAAATAAAGGTTTATTCGGACCTATATTAACAATAGCTCCAATAATAACCAACGGAAGCATAATTGGGAAAGCAAAAATAAATAAACATAACCAACCTAAACCTGATACAAAATCATCTGCTGAGTCTCTTTTCTGCGTTTGTTTCATAATATCAAATCCTTTCTAAATAAAAATCACCTTTTCTATGCTTTTATTATAACATGAAAAGGTGATTTTGTCAAGGTGTTATCCAACAAGTTTTTATATCTTTTATATCTAAGTCAAGTATAGCTTTTTTATTCATTTGATATGGGTGTAAAGGCTTCCTACTTGAAATAAATTTAGGTTTAAAATCAGTATAGCTAACTCTTATTTTTGGATAATTTATACTAATTACTTCTAAAGGCATATCAGGAGTAATTAAAACTGTGTAAGGAACTCTTACATTAAATAGGACTACTGGGCATTGTATAGAATCTTTTAAGTATACAGTATCTCCTACTTTCATAATTATCTCCTTAGCTTTTCTAATTTCTGCAAAAATGGACAATTTAATAAGGGTTCTACAAAACTGAGGTTTTTTGCGTATTCGACTGCTTTATCAGCATTTCCAAAGGTTTTTATAATCTCTTTATCTTTGTTTAATACATGATATTGATAAACAGGATGGTATTGCCCTAAAACCTTTTCCCAATAAAAAACCTGTCTTACTATTGAATATGGAATTACACAAGAATCACAATAAACAATCTGAAATTTAAAATTTTCAATTATAAATTGTTCAAGCCATTTTTCAAATATATCTCCTAAAATCATTTCTGGTGGGCAATTCTTTTTTAGAAAAATACGTTCTTTTGTCCTACCACATTTAGTGCATACTACCTTGATTTCATACTCTTCTAATGTTTCTGTATATTGCATTTTTAAATATTTGCAACAATCATGGTCTAATAATTTACGCATTAAAAAATGATTGCAAGAATAGCAATAACGCCTAGAGTGATTAAAAACCTCCATAAGTTTACGCCGTATTTTGCAATAAATCCTTCTCTAAATTCTTTAATGTTATCAAGAGTATCTTCAAGGTCTTCTTTTATTTCTTGCAGTTTATCTTTAAATTCTGCTAATTCCTCATCAGTCATTTTTCTAATAACATCTCTAAGCTCTTTATGAGCTTTCTTTACATTTTGAATTTTTGTATCAAGCAATTCTTTATTAGTCATTTTAAATTCCTTTCCAACATACCTCTCTTGCAATTTCACTAAGAGGAATTACTCTATATCCCATTTCCTCTAGGGATACGTTAAAATGTCTGCAAACAGACTCTATTTTAGCTAAATTATGTAAATGCCCATGAACATTAACATCATAGTGATGAAAAATTTTAGGTTCATGGCTAAATATAAAATTTATCCCTTGATATTTTAAAGGGTATTCTTTGCAAATAATATCAAAATATTTTTGATATATTTTTTTGGAGAAAATATATCATGGTTTCCTAATGTTAATATTTTCTTACCTTTTAGTTCTTTAAAGATTCTTAAATCTATTATTGACCAAGCAATATCACCTAAGCAAATAATAGTATCTTCTTCTGCAACTAAATCATTCCAGTTAGTAATGATTTGCAATTCATAATCATCGGGTCTATTGCATAATTTTTTAATTTCTTGATGCCCAAAATGAGTATCAGCTATTACCCAAATCATTATTCTCTCCTTTGATTTTTCTTATGATTTAATATTGCTTTATTCCAACAAGACGTACAATCCTTATCTTCACAGCACTTTGAATTATTTTTCATTCCTAAAACTTTGGGACAAAAGTTTCTAGTAATATAATCAAAATTAAGTGCGGCATAATAAGACATATTATAATATTTTCTTGATTTAATAAATTCATCACAATAATAGTTTTTATTATCTAGATAAGTTCTTTTTATTGTTGTTACCATGTTTTTTACTCCCTTTCTTTTTGATTGTAATACTATTATACCACATTTTTTTCTTTTTGTCAAGTGTTTTTTAAAATTTTTAAAAAAAATATGCTTTAAGAAAGAAAGAAGCAAAGAAAGAAACAATATATAACTACGTTATATATTGTCTCTATATATATATATTTAATAATATTATATTATTATATTAATAATAATTATATAGGGTAGCACAAAAATGAAGATTTGTCAATAGATTTTTTAGAGAAATTTGTGAAATCTTTGTGAATTATTTTTAGTTAAATTTTTTTGCAAAAAAGTGTTGACAAACGCTAAAAATTATGGTATAATGTTAATACATTCTGAAATGAGGTGTAGAAATGAAAGAAGAAGACATTGTAGATTTACCGTTATATGACTTGTTTAAATTTCTTGCAGAAAAAAATGCAGGAGAGGTTTTAATAATTAGGGGTATTTTTACAAAAGCGCAAGATGCTATGTTAGCAAGTGCTGATAAATTTTTAAAGAAACTTTCTGAGGAAAGTGAAAAAGAGAATTACGAAGTCAATTTATCAATGGCTATTCAATGTTATGCACAGGCATTGTTTATAGGCGAAAAAATAGAATTGTGTGATAAGGTAAGTTACGATTTAACACCAGAGTGCTTTAAAGGTGTTGACAATTAATTAAAAGTGTGGTATAATGTAATAAAAATTGCAAAGTTGGTGGTAGAATGAATAAAGAATTAGCTTTAGAACAAATTGATGCTTGTATCTTAATGCTTGAACAGATTAAGTCATCTATAACAGGCGAGGGCGGGGACACACCCAAGCAGTTTTGGATTGACTCTGATGGAGTTAAGCATTTTGAAAAAGACCCTTACATACTTGATGGAGATGTTTTTTGCTGTGGCGAGCGTTGTAGGGTAGATAACGATAAATATATCTGTCAAGTATGCGGGTCAAAATATAGATGTAAATAGAGGTGGTTTTATCAAGAAGCTAATAAGTGTTTTAGCAACACTACTTCTGATGCTCTTTTTGGTTCTGCCAACAGACAAATCAAATTCAACACCAAGAGTTGATGCTTCGGAAATAAAAGTAGAATATGAACTTAAACCGCCAAAAATTATTTCTTATGATATGGTAGCAACAGCTTATACAGCGGCAGAAGATGAATGTGGAAGACCTTCTTGGCACCCAGATTACGGCAGAACTGCTTCTGGTGAATTTGTAAGAGAGGGAGTTATAGCCGCAGATACAAGCGTGTTGCCCATGCACAGCAGGGTTTATATTATTGCTGGTGAATACAGTGGTTACTACGAGGTTAAAGATACTGGTGGAGCTATTGTAGGCAATAGAATAGATATTTATTTTCCAACAAAAGCGCAGGCATATAAATTCGGTAGAAGAAATGTTACTGTGCAGTTGATAAAGGAGCAGTAAATGCAGAGATTTGAAAGAATTTACAAAGATGCAAAATTGCCGACAAGAAAGACGGCAAGAAGTGCTGGTTATGATATGTACTGTTATAGGGATACAGAAATTCCTCCTGTTTATTCTTTAAAAGATGGACAAGTAAGAATTTCTCTTACGCCTACTTTAGTGTCATTGGGAGTAAAAGCAAGGCTTGAATCAGATAAATTTTTACTTATGGCACCAAGAAGTTCTTTGTGCAAAAGAAACCTCGCATTAGGCAACACAGTAGGTGTTATAGATGCTGATTATTTTGGCAATAAAACAAATGATGGAGAGATTTTTGCGGCAGTCATAAATTTTGGAGATGAGCCTGTAGTATTAAAAGCAGGTGAAAGAATTGTTCAAGGAATTATTTCATCATATGATAAAGTAGATTATGATGATACAACAGATGAACGTGCTGGTGGTTTTGGTTCTACAGGAAATTAAAAAATAATACTTGACAAAAAGAAAAAAGTGTGTTATAATATATACATAATAAAAAACAAAGGAGAATTCAAATGGATAAGATTAAGTATGTAGTAAACAAAGAAAAAGGAACAGTAACTGCTATTGCAACTAATTGTCGTGGAGATGTTGTACGCAAAACAAATAAACTTGCAAAAGGTGCAGGTGCTTGGTATACTTTTGATGCTTCTGTAATTCCTGATACATTGAGTGCAACAACAAGAGTTCATGGAGTAGATGTGTTTGACGAAGAAAAAGGCAAAGCATTGGCTCGAAAAAAATTGCTTTTAAAATATCATAAAGAAAGCTTGAAATCATTGCGTTCTTGCTTGCGGGCTCATGCAAGACTTATGTTATCTCTTGATACACTTTACAATAAAGAATGCGAGAAGGTAGCAAGCTATAAACAAGAATGGGAAACTCTTAAAAAAGGGTGACTATAGATTAGGTTATTGCTTATCCTATGCTCCATAGACGTAGCTAGAGCAGAAAGCGAAAGGGCGAATTAACCAGCGATAAAGGTTACTACGAGATGAAGGTTATGCACTGACCTTATTCGATACCCTCCCGCCATCAGGGTGTTGACTTACAGTGCTTGAATCACTAAACAAAAAAACAGATGTGACCGCTACAGCTTACCAGGCTGGCGGTCTATGGAGGATTAGCCTAATGGTAAGGCATCAGTCTTGAAAACTGACGTGCGATTAAAGTCGTTTGTGGGTTCGAGTCCCATGTCCTCCTCCACATGAGTCAGTGTATTCTTGGGGTAAGGAAACGGTCTGCAAAACCGTTAAAATTCACGGTTCAACTCCGTGCTGACTCTCCAATAAAAAAAATAATGCTTGACAAACACGCAAAAATGTGATATAATATAGATATAGTGCGGTAATAGTTTAAGGGTAAAACTTTAGCCTTCCAAGCTAATGTTACGAGTTCGATTCTCGTTTACCGCTCCAATGGGCTGTTAGTTTAACGGTAGAACAGTGGTCTCCAAAACCATTAATGGGGGTTCGATTCCTTCACGGCTCGCCATACTTAGGTAGTTCAATGGTAGAATCCCGCTCTGTTAAAGCGGTAGTTGTTGGTTCGAGTCCAACCCTAAGTGCCAATGGAGGGTTAAGTCAACGGTAGACTAGGCAACTTATAATTGCTTAATATTGGTTCGATTCCAGTACCCTCAACCAATCTTTGTGTGGCGCAGTTTGGTAGCGCATTCGCTTTGGGAGCGAAGGGTCGCAGGTTCAAATCCTGCCACAAAGACCAAAGACTATAAAAGGATAGGGCACTCCCTAGCGCAAAGTGGAGGATGCGGATTTCCGCTGTCGTAATGGCATCGTCTAAAAAAATCCTTTTAATTTGCCAGAGTAAAGCTAGCAAATGCTCTGGCATTAGATTAGATTGCGGGTGGGAGGCAAGGTGTTCTCGCAAGCCTCATAAGCTTGTTTAAGGTGGGTTCGATTCCTACTCCCTGCACCATATTTCCCATTAGCTCAATGGACAGAGCAAAGGTCTTTAAAGATAGGAGCGTTCATGTGGAACATTAAGAAAATTGTAAGTAAAGGTGATTATTTATATGCTTTAGTTCCTGAACATCCAAAAGCAACTAAGAATGGTTACGTTCTTTTACATAGGATTGTTATGGAAAATCATCTTGGTCGGTTACTTAATGCGAATGAAGTTGTACATCATAAAAATTTGAATAAGAAAGATAACAACATCAAAAATTTAGAAATTTTGTCTATAAGAGAGCATGCTAAAAAACATGGATTAAAACTAAAGAAACACATGGTTTTGTTAAAATGTCCTTGTTGCAAGAAAGTGTTCTCGCTAGCTCGAAATAAATCTTTTTTAGTAAAGAAGACAAAATATAATTGTAACTGTTGTAGTTGTTCTTGTAGAGGTAAATTAACAAAAATGATACAGCTTCAAGGAGTAACACTTGAACTGGAAGATGCTATATCGGAGAATCTCTTAACGGAATATTTGCTAAACAAAGCCGAAGACAACTCCGAGGAAACCTTCTTACAAGGGGTTCTGTAGAGACTATACGCATCTTACCTGAAATGGTAAAGAAATAGTCCAGACTACAACACATATGTGGCTATAGAAATATAGAGTAGTAAGCTAAACCTTGTGTGCAGGTTCGATTCCTGCATGGGAAACCAAATAGATTATAATAGCTTGGGGTTAAAATAAAATAGTGAGTCTAGATAACCATTAGTGACTTAGGGCGCATTAAGTTGGGTCAGCAACAGAAAAATCTGACACATTGGTCTGCTAGGGACTTTAAAAAACTCACGCCTTTTGTTCATAGAGACAGAAGTTAGCCATTGATAGTATATATTTAACTGTATAAGTATATGCCGAGGCTTTATCAGTTCGCACTGAGCTAATTTACAGCTAGGTATAGAGCCGAAGAAGAAAGTGCCAACCAAGCCATTTTATATACTAGGACTAAAGGGTAGAACGGTCAGCTACCGCCACAGAGAAGCTCTGGTAGGAGATGCTGGGTTGACAGCCAGCTTAGTTCTTATTTGCCAGATAGTGTAATGGTAACACAGCAGACCTTGACTCTGTTAAGTGTAGGTTCGAGTCCTACTCTGGCATCCATATTGAAGCATAATACAAGGGTTAGTATGCTGTGCTGATAACGCAGAAATGATGGTTCAACTCCATCTGCTTCAACCATGTCCTATTACCCCAATCGGCAGAGGGAACGGACTTAAAATCCGTATAGTCTCAGTTCGAATCTGAGATAGGACACCAAAATGGCGTATTAGTCTAATGGCTAGGACACAACACTTTCAATGTTGGGATGGCGAGTTCAATTCTCCCATACGTCACCATACATGCCTTTAGCTTAGTTGGTTAAAGCGGCTGGTTGAAGCCCAGCAGAGTCCGTTCGATTCGGAGAGGCATACCATGCTAGTGTAGCTCAATAGGTAGAGCAACGGCTTTGTAAGCCGTGGGTTGCGGGTTCAATTCCTGCCACTAGCTCCATTTTAAAAATTGAATAGTTAGGGAAAGCCCTAGCTATTTTTGTTTATATGCAATAAACTTTATAAAAAACACTGTTATAACTGTAAAAAACAAAATAATTTATTTGCAAAGGAAGTGTTTGTTATAAGGAGTGTTCAAAGTGATTACTAAGGTGAAAAAGCGGGATGGAAGAATTGTAGATTATGATTCTTCTAAAATTGTTAATGCGATTCTAAAAGCTTTTAAAAGTTTAGGAATGTTGGAAGGAAAAGAAGTAAGGTTAGCAAACAAGATAGAAGCGAAGATTAAAGAGACAGCAGAAAGTATTCCAGAAGTTGAATTTATTCAAGATATGATTGAAAAAGAGTTAATGGCATCAAATTTTAAAAATGTAGCAAAAGAGTTTATTTTATATAGGGAAAAAAGAAATAGAGAGCGGGAAAGAGATTCTGCGTTAAGAAAAGAAATATTAAGTAAAATAGAATGTACAAATGTGATGAATCAAAATGCAAATGTAGATGAAGAAAGTTTTGGTGGCAGAAAATTTGAAAGTGCCGCAGTAATACATAAAGATATTGCGTTAAATGATTTAATGTCAAGTGATGTAGCTAAAGCACATAAAGAGGCAAGAATTTATATTCACGATTTAGATAGTTATAGCGTTGGAATGCAAAACTGTTTAGCAAGAGAGACGAAATTTATTACTGATAAGGGAGTAAAGTCTTTTTTAGATTTCCAAGATGGAGATGTTGTTAATGTTTTAACCCCTAATGGTGAGTATAAAAAGGCGATAGTAAGAAGTTTTGGTAAACAGCTTTTATATGAGATAGTGTTTACTAGAAATAAAGGTAAGCAAATTGTTCATGCTACACAAAATCATAGATGGTTATTAAAGGATGGCAGTGTTACTTCTAATTTGGCTGTAGGGGATTCATTATTAAGACCGCCAACGTTTTCTATTTTTGATTTTGAGTTAGCAAATGAAGAAGAAAAATATTATTGGTGTTTAGGTTTCGTTTTAGGTGATGGATGTAATAATCATAGATGGTCAAGGGGTAAAAAAATAGAGGATAAAAGATTTGTAAGATTACGTCTTTGTGGGCATAAAATTAAATATGCTGATAGATTTAATGCCCTCAAACATTCAAAACGATTGTTGGAAAACGGAGATATTGAATTAACTTTTAGTAGTGTAATAGGTTTTGTAAAAGAAGTTCCTAATTTGGAGAGTTTAACATTAAAAGAAATGTCTGCCTTGTTTGATGGGTTATACTGTGCAGATGGTAATAGAAAAGGCACAAACACTATGTTGTTGACTACAAATAAAGAACTAATTAGTTTCATTAAAAATTATTGTCCTTGTTTTGGAAAATATATTTTAAGGGAGAAAGATTTAACTGGTCAAACAACAAATTTTGGAATAAGAGGTTTTACAAAACAGTTTTCTTTTATTTCCAATAATAATGTTAATTACTTCACAGTAGAGTCTATTACACCTTATCGAGAAGATGTGGTTTGGTGCTTAGACGTAGAAGAAGCTCATTCTTTTGTGCTTCCTAATGGTATAGTAACTGGGAACTGCTTGTTTGCAGATTTAGTACCATTATTAACAAATGGTTTTATTACAAGAAATGGTGATGTAAGAGGAGCAGGAAGTTTTAGCACTGCTTGTCAATTAGTAGCTGTAATATTTCAAGCTCAAAGTCAGTGTCAGTTTGGTGGAATAGCTTCTGCACATATAGATAGAGACTTAGCACCATTTGTAAAGAAGAGTTTTGTAAAACATTTTAAAAATGGTATGAAATATATAGAGCAAAAAGAAATAGATAAAGAATTGGAATATTTTTTAGGTTTCTTAAAAAACAATGAAGAGAATATACACATAGATAACGATGTTTTTAAGAAATATGAAAAGGCATATGAATATGCTAATGATATGTTAGAGCGTGAAGGAAAGCAGAGCGCAGAAGCAATGTATCATAATTTAAATACCTTAGAGAGTCGCCCTGGTAGTCAATTACCTTTTACTTCAATTAATTATGGTTTAGATATAACACCAGAAGGAAGATTAGTAACAAAATGGTTATTAAATGCTTCTATTGAGGGAATAGGCAAAAATCATTTAACCCCAATTTTTCCAATAAGTATTTTTCAATACAAAAAAGGGGTTAATGATAAAGAGGGAACTCCTAATTATGATTTAAAAAAATTAGCCATAAAGAGTTTAAGCAAAAGGATATATCCAAACGTTGTAAATTGCGATTGGAGTAAAAATCCTGCTTCAAACATTGATGAAGAAATGGCTACAATGGGTAAGTGGAACTTAGCCCATTTAAAACCCTTTGAACGCCGTCAGGCGGTGTGACCAGTAGGTTGCTAACGGTTAGGACTCTTTGAGTTGAGACCGTGCTAAGGTTCATATATTGTGATGAACAAAGTGTATCGACTAGCCGTGATGAGTGTAGCGGCGTAGGGACGGAGATAGACACCGTATCCGAAGCGGAGGGCTGTTTTTAAACAGATAATATAGTCAGTACCACTAGCGATAGTGGAGAATACGTGTAGAACCCTGATAGGTAAAGATAGACATGGAATGGGGTATAAGAAAGACGGTAGAGGTAATGCTTGCCCTGTAACTATTAATTTACCTAGAATTGGAATAAAACATGGCATTTGCTTAGGCAAACCATTAGATTTAGAAGGATTTTGGAAAGAGCTTGATGAAGTATTAGATTTAACAGAAAAGAGCTTAATAGAGAGATTCTTTTATATGTGTAAGCAGAGTGTAAAAGCCGCTCCGTTTATGTATAACAATAATATTGTTGCTGATGCAAAATTGGCAAGAGAAAAAGGCATTTATGAAACATTAAAGCATTTTACATTAGGATTTGGATATATTGGTATTGCTGAAATGTGTCAAGCACTGTTTGGTGCAGACCATTATGAGTCTAAAGAGAGTTTGGATTTTGCTTTGAAAGTTGTTGAGCATATTTATCAAAGAACGGTTGAAGCAAGTGAAAAGCATAATTTGAATTTCTCTTGTTATGCTACTCCTGCTGAAACATTGGCATATAAATATGCTTTGGCTTTAAAGAAAGAGTTTGGAGTAATACCTAATGTTACAGATAGGGAATATATAACTAATTCACATCATGTTCCAGTTTGGCAACAAGCATCTATTTTTGAAAAATTAGATATTGAAGCTAAATTCTGTAAATACCCCACGGCAGGCTGTATTACTTATATTGAGTTTGAAGCAGATGCAATGAAAAATGAACAAGCGGTAGAGGATATTATGGATTACGCAATGTCTATAGATGTTCCCTATTTAGCTTATAATTTTCCTATTGATGTTTGCCATGATTGCGGATTACAGAGTGATATCCCAAGTGTTTGCCCGAATTGCGGAAGCAATAATATTTTACGTTTAAGAAGGGTTACAGGTTATTGAATAGCCGTATTTACAAGAAATTGTAAATATAATTATTGGGCAAAATCGGTGAACCCTAAAATTTTTACTTGACAATACTTAAGAAATGTGATAAGTTTAAAAAAATTAAGGGAATACCGAGGTAAGTTATTAGATAGCGAAAGGCTGATAGCTACTGTAGAGCGTAGCAGGTGAATAAATATAATCCTGCCAAGAGTGTCCGATACCCTAACAAGTAAAGTTGAGGGTAAAAATGTACGCCGAACTTATGGGAAACCGTAAGAAGTTAGGATAAAAAGCCTAGCGATAACATAATTGTATTTAACCGTTGACTACCGAAATTTTAATAAAGGCAAACAAAAAGAGTGTGAAGATAGGGTCAAGCATACTAAATACACAAAATTAAGATATGATGCTTATGATGATTTAAAAACTAAACAAACAAAATAATTATTAGGTGGTATTAAAATGTCAAAAAAAGTTATTTTAATAAGTGGGAAAGCCAGAAGCGGAAAAGATACTTTAGCAAGGGTATTAAAGGATTATTTAAAAGAACAGGGCAAAGATGTATTAATTACTCATTATGCTGATAGTTTGAAGTATATTTGCGAAACAGTTTTTAAATGGAACGGTAAAAAAGATGAAAAAGGTCGGCAATTATTAATAGATATTGGTGAATCTGTAAGAAAATATAATCAAAATTATTGGGTAGATTGCTTAAAGTCTGCAATAAAAGGAGTAGAGAGAGATAGTCCAAGTCTTTCTTCTAATTCTGTTTATATTGTTGCTGATTGTCGCTACGAAAATGAAATAATGGAAATGAAAGAATTTTCTCCTTTGGTTATTAGAGTAGAAAGAGAACATCAATTATTTAGAAACGGTTTAACTTTAAAGCAGTCTTTAAGTGCTAGTGAAACAGAGCTAGATGATTTTTCATCTTTTGATGTGACTATCTGTAATGATTTTGAAACTATGGAAGAATATGAAAAATATATTCGAGAAGTTGTTGTAAAAGAGGTGTTGGAATGGTTGATGTAACTCCTCAGACTTGTAAAGTAGGAACATTCAAAGAGCTTGAAAGCACAGAAGGTTTTTATATAGCACAAGAGAAGTTAGATGGGCATAGAGCGTGTATGCACATAGGGACAGAGTTTAATAGAATAATGTTGCGTGGCTTTTCTAAGAAGACAGGACAAAGAGACGAAGCAACAGATAAATTGCCACATTTAAGAGACTTTGATTTGCATACACTGACAGGAACAGTTTTAGATGGTGAGTTAGTTTTTGGAGATGATTCCCACTTCTTTGAAGTACAGAGAGTTATAGGAGCAACACCTGAAAATGCTATAGCATTTCAAGAAGAAAATGGTTATTTAACTTATAAAGTATTTGACATTATTTATTACAATGGGAAAGAGGTAAAAAGCTTACCGCTTATTGAGCGTTTAAAACTCTTGGACAATATTAGATATATGTTTAGTGAGTATATCAAAATAGTTCCAATTTATTTTATAGAGAACTGTAAAACGCAAGGTGCAATTTTTGAGTTGACCCAAGATATTAGAAAACCTACTAAATCTTTCGCAGACCTTTTAACGTTCTTTTGGTCTTGCGGGAAAGAGGGGCTAGTATTAAAAGATATTTTTGCTCCTTATGTAGAAAAAAGGAGTGGTAACTTTTTGAAGTATAAGAGCACGAAAACAGCAGATTTAGTTATTATGGGATTTGAACCACCTTCAAGTCTTTACAGTGGTAAATTAAGTGATGAAGAATTACTATTAAAGTGGAAATATTGGGAAACAACTAGTTTTGGAACGAGAGTTCCAGTAACAAAATCGTATTATAATAAGTGGGTAGGTGGAGTAACCTGTGGAGCTTATAAAGATGGTAAGTTAGTTTATGTTTGTACTGCAAGTAATTTATCAGATGAATTAAAGGCAGAAATAAAAGAGAATGGAAAAGATTCATACGTAGGTAAAGTTGTGGAAATACAGTATCAGAATTCTTTGATAAGCAAAGATGGTAGAGTAGTTACTTTAATTAACCCAAGATTCATTAGATTTAGAAAAGATAAACCCGCCAAAGAATGTTTGCAAGGAGATATAACTTGAAGCGTAAAGAAGATATAATATTTGAGGATTTACGAAAACATATCGTAACCTTTAGAACAGATGAAGAAGTGGCTTATTTTACAAATCTTTCTGATATTCATTGGGGATTATGTAACAGAGAGTTGTTTATAGAAACATTTAATTATCTGATGTCAATTCCTAATATGTATGTTGGTATAGGTGGAGATGCGGGTAATGGTGCAACAAAGCTTTCTAAATCTGATGTAACAGAAGAATGGTCAATAGGAGATAGACAGGTATATGAATTAGCGGAAATAATGAAGCCATATGCTGATAGGATTTTATACATTATAGACGGTAATCATTGGGCGGGAAGAAGAAAGCATGATTCATATTTTACTCCTGAGCTTATGTTAGCAACATTGATAGGCAAGCCAGAAATTTATATGGCAGAATTTTGTTTTCTTTATTTTAATGTTGGCAGTAATTGTTACATTCATTTTGTTCAACATCAAGCACCAAAACGAGATGGTGTTTGGGATTGGATAAACGCTACTGTTATATGGCGAGAACATCATCATCAGCGGTATAAAAAAGAGCGAGTAGTAATAGAGCACAATAAGTTCACAAAAGAGCCTAGACCAGAGATTACATATGAGGTTTGGGGGGGAACTTTCCAAGTATATCCATCATATGCTAAAACAAAAGGATATAGAGTTGGGATTCCTGGCTGTTATGTTGCAGAGATGCGTGGAGAGCGGAAAAAGAAAATATTTTTATGGACAGATGATGAATTTATTCATTTAATGTCAAAAAAAGAATAAAAAATTAAAATATTTTTAAAAAATCTATTGACAAATCTATAAATTTATGGTATAATAAGAACACAATGAAAAGAGTGATGAAATAGTATGAAACGCATTTCAAAGCGTGAATATGATAAGTTACAGCAAAAAGAACGTGAAACAGGCAAACGATTAACTTTTAGAAGCAAAAATGGATATTGGATTATAGGGAGACATTAACCTATATATTATAATAAACCTAGTATTCTTTACTAGGTTTATTTATTTTTAGATAGAGGTATTTATGGCACAAGATATGTTTTCGACTACAGAATTAGTTAATAAAATTTTTGATTTTTGCTATCTTTTGTCAGGCAAAGAAATGTTTTCGTATCAAGCACATTTCAGCAAGAGAATTATAAGAGCAGTAATAGAAAATGATTCTGAGACTTTAACAGCTTTAATGTCTCGTCAGAGTGGAAAGAGCTTTACAGTTAGTAATACTGTTTCAGGCTTAATTATTTTTCTTCCAATATTGGCAAATATGCCAATGTTCTCTGATGATAAAAGATTTAGATTATTTAAAGATGGTGTAATGGTAGGAATCTTTGCTCCAACAAAAGCGCAATCACAGATTATATTTGAAAACATAAAAGATTGTGTTTCTTGTTCTTCTGCATTAGAAGTATTAACAAATCCTGATTTTAATGTAAGGTTCGGAACATTTAATGGTGAAAAGATAACATTAGAGTTTAACAACTTAAATATAAAATCTACCGTTACTTGCAAAAGTGCAAGTGAGGGTTCAAATATAGAAGGTGGTTCATACCATATTTTAATATGTGATGAAGCACAGGATATTAGTAATTTTAAATTTAAAAAGTCTATTTTCCCAACAGTTTCATTTTATAATGGAACAAAGATTTTAATTGGAACACCTAATATTAGCAAGAACTTTTTTTATGACACTATTCAGTTAAATAAAAAACGCTGGGAAAATGAGGAAATAAGATTAAAAAGCCATTTTGAATTTGATTGTGATGTGGTAGTAAAAGCTAATCCACATTATGCTAAGACTTTAGAATCAGCTAAAATGATTTTAGGGGAAAATAGCGAAGAATATCAAATGAGTTATAAATTAAAATGGATGTTCCAATATGGAATGTTTATAGATGCCAATAAGTTCATTGAAGAACCTATAGCAATGAAAGATAAAGATAGAGAATATATATGTTATGATACTCAGTGCATAGTAGGAATTGATATAGGTAAGTCACAGGACAGCACAGTAGTAACAGTGGGACTTCCAGATTATACAAATCCTATAATAGTAGAGCAAGCAACAGAAGCAGGAGTTCCTGACTATGTTTTATATGATGTGAGAATTTTAGACTGGTTAGAAATAGTTGGAGACAATTATGAAGAGCAGTATTATAAGATAATGGATTTCTTGAAGAATTTTACAGTTAAAGGTATTGTAGTAGATGGAACAGGAGTAGGTGCGCCAGTTGTTGATAGACTTGCGGCTAATTTAAAATGTCCTGTTGTGCCTTTTGTGTTTACAGTTCCTTCAAAATCTGCATTAATGAAATATTTTGATGCTTACTTAAAAGCTAATTGCTTCCATTATCCAGCTTCTCCTAAAACTGCCGAAACAGTAGAATTTAAAAAATTTCAAGAGCAGTTTTTGGAATTGCAAAAAGAGTACCAAAATAATCATTTGGTAGTGCGACATCCAAAAGAAAGAAATAAGCACGATGATTACCCTTTTAGTGCTGCATTAATGGTGTGGGGATTAAAAACGGAAATGGGAGCACCAGAATTAGTTACAGAAAATGAGTTCTTTAAAACAAATTCTAGTAGCTATCATTTCACAAATAGATTAAATCAAAGATTAAGAAGAAGGTGGTGATAGTTTGGATTTGGTATCAGGTTATCGTTCACTTTTAACAAAAATGGTAGAACCATTTGTTAGACTGAATGATAAAACTTCTTATTTAGGAGAAGCAGACCTTGCAAGGCTTGCTGAATATGAGAAGTTTTGGAATTTCTTTTTAGGGTATCATTTTGATTATATCGCCACTAGCGAAGATTCACCACAAACCACTCAAAATTGGTGCAGACGTTTTGTAAATAAATATGTTAGCACTGAATTTAATGGTGGTTTTACTTTTAAATTTGATAAAGAGTTTGAAAAAGATATACAAAGTTTTGTAAACGGAATATGGGATGACAATAATGGCTCGGAGCTAATGATGAATGTTGGGCAGTGCAAATCTGTTACAGGAGATGCTTATATTCATGTTCATTATGAAAGTCCTAGCGAAATTAACGACCCTTTTGGAATGTATCCTAAAGGAAGAATACGTTTATTTAGTATCCCTTCAAGTATTGTTTTTCCCAAATATAAAGATGGGTATAATGGTTCTCCCGATGCTTTAGAGTCGGTGTCTATTATTTATAATGTTGAGAGAGAACCAGCTTTATTTACTGGTAAAAAAACAATTACAATTAAATATATTTATACTAAAGACGAGGTAAGGAAACAAGAAGATGGAAAAGATGATGTGGTTATTCCTAACCCATATGGGATTATTCCAATCGTACATTTTAGAAATTTACCCTTGTCTGGCTCTAATTTTGGTTTATCTGACTTAGAAGATATTATACCATTAAACTTAGAGTTAAACGCTAAATGTTCTGATGTTTCTGAAATATTAACTTATCATGCCGCACCAACAACAATTATTACTGGTGCAAGAATAGCTAATCTTGAAAGAGGCGCAAATAACGTTTGGGGTGGATTGCCTAAAGATGCTAAAGTGTTCAATTTGGAACTGCAAGGAGATTTAGGTGCAAGCATAAGTTATATTGGTAACACTAAAACTAATATGTTTGAGATTGCTAATATGCCTAAATTAGCTATAGGTGGAGAAGCACCGCCTGCAAATTTAAGTGGAACAGCTTTTCAAATAGCTTTTATGCCTTTAATAGATTTAATAAAGACAAAACAAGTAATGACAGGAGCTTCTGTTCAACTTGTGAATAAAATCATTCTATTAATTGGTTTAAAAGAAAAGATGATTTCTGTAAAAGAGTCAGATAGGTTTAAATTATTTACTCATAGAGTTGTTTTTGGAGATATTTTGCCCCGAGATATGGTTCAAGAATTGAGTCAAATTCAGCAAGAAATGAAAGCTGGATTAGAGAGCAGAGAAAATGCTTTAGAAAGACTTAAAAAGGATTCTCCACAAGCATTACTTAAAGAGATAGATAAAGATAGTAAAGAAAATCCTTTATATTATGGAATTGCTCCTGTAAGTATGCCAGCAGGAAATAGATTAGTAAATCCTGCCGATGGTTCAGTAATGTTAGAACCAGAAGTGGAAGAAGTACCCACAGAGAGTAATGCTAATCCACAGATAGATTTTAAAAATAAGGTTGGAACTAATAGAGAGGGCGAAGATAAAAAACCCTTTACTGGATTAGAGAAAACCTAACCTTCAAAAAAGGTATAACATAGATACTTTATAAAAGAAGGAGGTGGTAGAGTGTCAGCAGAGAAATATATGAAGCCGTCAAACGCTAATACAAATGTTACTTCTGCGGTAAAATTACAGGTTGATAAAAGACCTGCTAATAGGATGCCTACCAATGGTACAAAGGTTTCAATGAAACCACAAGGCAAATAATTATTATTTATTAGGGGGAAGAATTAATGCCAGAAGGAACAGAGGAAAAACAGGTTACTGGTCAAGAACCTACACCAGTACAGAATCAACAAACACAAGTAGATATAGATGCGTTACTGTCCAAAGCAAGGGAACAGGAAAAAGCAAAACTGTACCCTGAAATTGAGAGATTAAAAGGTGAGCTGAAAGTTAAGAGTGAAAAGCTTAATGCTGAGATTTTAAAATCCAATGGACTTGAAGATATTGTAGCAGAAAGAGATAAAGAGATAACACGGCTTAAAGACTTGATTGAAAAAGCGAAACAGGAGGGGCAATCTTTGGGTAAGGAAGAATTAGAAGCTCTTACAAAAGAGCGGGACGAATTAAAAGCAGAGGTAGAAAAAGCTAGAGCGGAATTTGAGGCTTACAAACAATCACAAGAAGTAGAAGCATATAAAGCTTCTAAATTAAGTGATATTGATGAAGATTTCAAAGACTTAGTAACAGGTTCTACTAAGGAAGAAATTGATAGCACATATGCAAAAGCAAAAGCTTTGCAAGATAAAGTTAAAGAAAAATATAAACCAAATCTGGGATTACCAACACCAGATATGAATAATATTTTTGAATCAAAAAATAAAGATGCTTTAGCATCTGTCAGAGACATGGATAATCAAACTTACGAAGCTTTGCGAAAAGTAATGTTTGGAGATTCAGGAAATCGTAAATTTTAATAGGAGTGATTTTTTAAATGGCTGAAAACCAAACACCAAAATTCCCAACAGCGAATGATATTAATACAATTATTCGTGAGGGTGGTACTGAATTAGCCGCAGGTAATGCGATTCGCTTAATTAACGAATTAAAACCTGTGTATTCTAAAGAATTAGACTATCAAGCTGAACCAGTTATGAGATTTTATCAGTTTGCGGCTGTAAAAACTGAGTTAATGACTCAACCTGGCAATACTATAAAAATGTTGACTTACAAAAACTTAGAGTTGCCGCCAGAATTGCTTGAAGGTGAGAGAATTAAATCTCAAACTTTAAGCTCTACAATGAAAGAAATTGTTGTTACAGAGCATGGTACTGCAACAGCAATTACTTCATTATCTTTACAGTTCTCTTTTGTTGACCAGATGGCTAACAGCTTAAAATTGCTGGGCAGAAACATTGGACATACAATCGAATGTGAATTGAGAGATACCGCTTGTACAGGTGGCGTAGGCACCTCTAAAATTTTTGGTCGTAAAAAAGATGCGGCTAAAATTTCAGCAAGAAATGAAATTGCCGCTGGTGCAAATGAATTATCAGTAGCAACTATTAAAGATGCTGTTGAAATTTTGTCAACCAATAATGCACCAAAAATCGGTGGCAATTATTATATTTGCTTCGTACATCCTTATTGTGGGGACTTGGCGGCGTAAGTCGTCTTGAAAAATAACGTGAAAACATGGAAGCCTAAGTCAGAGTTGTTCACTGATAAGGTAATCATGTGAGAAGGCAGGATACATTAATGAATAGCTTACAGCAAGAAATTTTAATAGGAAAATTGTTGGGAGATGGAAGCATCTCTAAAGTATCAGAAAAAACAGCAAGATTTAATATAGGTCAGTCTATAAAACAAGAAGATTATGTCAATCACCTTTATGGCATATTTAAAGATATGTGTGGTACTCCACCGAGAAAACAGAAAAGTGGAGAATATACTACAGTTTATTTTAACTCATTGTCTTCTTTTGAATTAATGGACATTTATAAGCTATTTGTAAATGACGGTATAAAAGGAGTTCCTCAAAATATTGAAGAATTACTGACAGTAAGAGGGTTAGCTTATTGGTTTATGGATGATGGGACAAGTTCCTATGTTTCCATAACAAAAAGATTAAAAACCAGAAATGCTTTTGCAATGTTTTGTACTGATGCGTTTAACGATAAAGATATAGATTTATTGAGAAATGCTTTGTTCAAAAACTTCGGAATCAAAAGTAGTGTGGCTAGTCCAAAATCAAGAAAAGGAAAAAGAATTTATATTGGAACAGATGAGACCCAGAAACTCTTTGATTTAATTGAGCCTTTTATAATCGACAGTATGTCATATAAAATAAAAAGACCTTACATACTGTAAAATATCTGTGCCCTTGCAACGACTATGGACGTTACTTCCTTGAAAAGAGGAAGATGAGATAGTCTGGACTTATAGGAAACTATAAGAGGGGATTCCGTTAGGGAGTTGTACGCCCTACATTGAAGTGTTTCCCCCGCCAAGAAATTGGTCATAAAAGTAACAGATAGCATCAATCAAGAACATTGAGAGATGACCCAGCTTGGATAAATGCAAGTAATTATGGTGCACCTGAACAGTTGTTCAGCGGTGAAATTGGTAGAATAGATGACGTGAGGTTGACTGCATAAAGTTCACAACTTTTCGATGAGCCTTGTCCATAAGTAATTATGGTTAGCGTCCTTAAATAATAAAAGTTGCCGAAATCGGAAAACCCTAAGTAAATACACTTGACAAGATATAAATTTTATGTTATAATATAAGCGGAGAAAATTTATATAAGAAACGGTGGTTTATATGGCAATTCCGAGAGAAGGTAGGAAGTATAAGAAAGAGATTCTTGAAAAACAATTAGCTACAATGACTCAAAAAGAGGTAGCTAAACTATACAACACTACACAGCAATATATTGCTGTAAAAGCGAAACAATTTGGCATTGACACTGATTATAGTAGAATCACAAATAGTGTGGGGTTTACACAAGATATGAAAGATTTAGTATTTGGAAGTCTTTTAGGAGATTTACATGCCCAAAAAATAGAAGGTGTAAACAGATATGCTTATATAAGAGCAGAACAAGGAATGAAGCAAAAAGATTATTTATATTTTAAATATAATATATTAAAACCAATTTGCAAGTCTGTTCCTAAAAAGTATAATAATCGTAGTTATTACTTTCAATCTAAGGGACATAAAGAACTCAATAGGTATTATGAAATGTTCTATGGAACAGGTAAGAAAACAATACCAAAAGAGTTTGAAGAAGAGATTACAAATGAAGCTCTACTGTATTGGATTTTAGATGATGGAACTAAATCAGGAACTTCTTTTGAGATAACTGTTGATGGTTATTCAATAGAAGATTGTGAGTGTGTTGTAGATGTTTTGAAAAGAAAATTTGATTATAATATTAAAATCAGACTTAGGGGTAGTAAAGGACATAGTTTGAGATTTAGTAGTGAGAGTGCTATTAAGTTTTTAGAAAGTGTTAAAGGTACTATTCCACAAAGTATGTTTTACAAGTTTGATAAAGTTAAACTTCCTTGCCCTTGTAACGACTATGTGGCAAACCCCTCAAATTGAGGGTGAAGATATAGGCTGAACTCTTACGAAAGTAAGAGAGCGGGAGAGAAAAAAGTAATCGACCCGCCCATTCAATAGAATGAGTAACAAAAGTGTTATCGAAACTACCATGATGCCTAATGGTGCCGCACCTGTTGGTGATAATATTGCTGGTTATAAAGCTGATTTAGAGGGTGCAGGCAAAAATAGCATTGACGTATATCAAGCTGTCTTATTTGGTGAAGATTACTACGCTATGGCAGTAGCTTTACCACCTGAAATTAGAACAGATACTCCACAAGATTTCCAACGTGAGTTGAAACTTGGTTGGTATGGAATTTGGGGCACTAAATCCTTAAATCCTACTCATGGCGTTATCATTGAAACTGCTTAATAAATGAGCAGGGAGGGGATTTAAATGGCTGAAAAATTAACGGATACTGATGTATTCTATATGGAGCAAGCCCCAGAAGTTATTGCTAATAAAACAGGAGCTAATGTTAATGATGTATTTTTTGCAGAACAAGCTCCTAGTAAGTTAGCAAAAACTCTTGAAGTCTCAGAGGATTCTGTATTTCATTATAAGCAAGCTCCAAATTTGCTTGCTAATGAATATGTTGGCGAGGAACCTCCCACACCAGTTACACTTGTAAGTATTGTGGTAACAACACCGCCCACAAAAATAACATATGCAATAGGTGATGAATTAGATATCACTGGCATGGTTGTAACAGGAACTTACAGTGATTCCAGCACAAAAGTTGAAACTGTGACAAAAGATAATGTTACAGGTTTTAATAGTGCGGAAGCTGGCGAAAAAGTTTGCACTGTAACTGTAAGGGGTAAAACCACTACATTCACTGTTACAGTACAGGCTGGATAAGAACCTTTTAAGGGAAGGGGTAATTCCCTTCCCTATTTTTATAATATATGGAGGATTTAAAATTGGCTAGAAATCAAACACCAGAAACGAAAGAAGCAGTTGTAGATTTAGATGTTTTAGAGGTCAAAGAAATAAAGTCCGTTCCTAAAACAGTAGAAGTTCGCACTAAAATTGATATAGAATTTTATTTTGGTGATGCTTGGGTTTACATGAAAAAAGGTCAAACTTACAAAGTATCACAGGAGTTAAAGAATTATTTAGCTGAGAGAAACGCTCTAGACGTTTTATAAGGGAGGGGTAATATGGATACAACAAAAGATTTGTTAGTATCTTATTTAATAGATAGCTTAATGTTATCTGCACCTCTTATTAGTCAAGACCCTGCTTTTGCTCAATTACAGGAAGATATTCCTAAAATAGTTGAACAAAGCGCAAAAAGGCTTGGCAAGACAGTAGAAGAAATAATACCTGATGAAGAATATATTGTTATTTTATATGCTAAACTTGAAATTTTTCAAAGATTAGCTTTAGCAGTAGCACCTGAATTTGATGTAACGGTAGAACAAGCTTCTTTTAAAAAAGGTAATAGATTTTTTCATTATACCGCTTTAGCACAAGAAGTGCAAACAGAGCTTGAAACTAATGCTAGTATTTATACTGTAATAGTGAAACCTGTAACTGTTGCAACAAAAGATGGGACTATAAGAAATTATAATCTTTCTAGGGAACAGCCTGTTAAATTATCAATAGATTTAGTTAGTGATAACAGTATTGAATTATCATGGAATAAGTTTGATTTATCTTATGGTAATTTCAAAAGGTATTCATTATATTATGGTTTAGAGCCTATGTATGATGAGTACGCAGATACTGTCTTAGATATTTCTAAAGCTTTAACAACACAAATGTTTTATGATATAAATAGAACTAAGTACAGATTAAATAATTTATCTGCAAATACAAATTATTATATAGTTTTGGTTTTTGAGGGAAGAAATGGTGCAAAGTCATTAATTTCGCAAGAGGTAATGACAAATGGGTGATAAAGAATGGGTTGAAAGTTCTTTGCAAGAAGTATATCAAATGATGGGAGTATTAAATATGTCTTTTGAGTATGTACCTCTTCTTGAAGAGCGATATAACGATGAAGGATTAGCAATATTGGATTATGATTATGAAAATCGTATTCCAATAATCGCCGCAATGAATACTGATAAAGAGGGAGACCCTGATTTTGATTATGAACGTAAGGATTTAAAAAATACTCGTGAGAATGTGACAATTCAATTCACTCGTGGCAGTATTCTTCCGCATATAGTAAAAGCCAGAGATGCTATAGATGTAACTATTGGAGAGAACACTGAAAGATATATCATACTTGGAAATGATAATGGAATCGTTTTAAGTGGTATTTATTACAGTGTAAGGGCTACAGCAGTATCTGGTGCTCTTCAAGATTATGAGGTGCTTAATAATGGGATTGAAGCTACGTTTTAATGCCAGAGGCAAAAGCAGTAAAAATCTTGATGGGTTTACAAAAGTGTTAGAACAATACAGTATAAAAATGTCTTTATATGGAGCTTCTGGTGTAAAAAAAGCGGCAGATATGCTTTTAAAGTGGTCGCAAGAATTAGTTCCAGTAGATACAGGTAAATTAAAGCGGTCTGGAAAAGTTGTTAAAATAACAGATAGTACAAGTAGTGCAAGAATGGTTTATCAAGTACAATATGAAGCATTAGCTCCGTGGGGGAATAGTAGTGCTGGGACTTTTAATTATGCTTGGATACAGCATGAAGATTTAACTTTGCGACATCCAAATGGAGGACAAGCTAAGTATTTAGAATACCCTTATAGGTCTAATAAACAGTTATTAATGAGCATTATTAAAGAAGCTACAAAGAAAGGAATGGGAGTACGATGACATTTGCTACAAGTGTTGCAAAGTATTTAGAAAGCTTAAATTATGGAAAAGTCGGAAAAGATATTTTCATAAATAACATTCCTTTAACTAATTCTAATAAAGCTTTAAATATTGCTGTTTATGATACTCCTTCTTATGCTATTGTTGGTAGAGCAAGGAATAGTGTTGATTTTACTTGTCAGATTAGAGTGAGAGCTTCAAAAGCTGAACAAGTGTTAAGCTGTATTAACAGCATATATAAATTACTGAATACTGGGATAATGGTTGACCCAGAAGGTAAAAAATTTCATGTAAAGCAAGTTAATCCACCACAATTTTTAACTTATGATGAAAGCAATAGGGTAAATTGGGTGTTAAATATAACTGCTTTGAGTGGAACTTATTAGAAAGGACGAATGATTAATGGCTATGGATATTACCGCCTTACGTCTTATGGAGTTAAAAGATGTAAAGGTTTCAAGAATGATTTCTGATTCCGCTGATGCAGAGCCAACTTATGATAATCCTGTAGATTTAGCTGGTGCGTTATCATTCCAAGTATCCCCTGAATTAGAGAATAAGATTCTGTATGGTGATTCAACTATTATGGATTCATATTCTCGTACTACTAGCATTAACTTTACAGTTACGAATTCTGTTGTAAGTTTATCGGGATTAGAAGTTATTATGGGTGGTCAAATCACAAGAGCAGGTGCTGAAAAAGCTGAAACTGTTATTTATGAGTTGACTGCTAAAAATGCTACACCACCTTACTTTAAAATTGAAGGTAAGTGGGATTATGCGGGTGAAACTATTGGAGATGCCCACATTGTACTTTATAAGTGTCGTGTAAGCGAACCACCAGATTTCACAGTAAATGATTCTAGTGGAGATTTTGGTGATTGTTCTTTTACAGGAACAGCAATGCCTACTCGTAAAAGTGGACATTGGTGGCAGTTAATTCTTAATAAAGAGGAAAAAGAAATTGAAATCCCAAGTGAATTAACAAGCATTTCTGTAAAAACTCCTCCAACAAAAACAACTTATTCTATTGGAGAACCTTTGGAATTAGATGGATTAGTAGTTGAAGGAACTTATGAAGGTGGGACAAAAAGAAATTTAACAATCACAATGGCAAACATTAGTGGTTTTGATAGTTCTTCTGCCACCGCAAATCAAACAGTAACTATTGCTGTTGGAAAATTAACAACAACTTTTAAAGCCACAATTAGTGCTTAATCAAGAGGGGAAATCTCCCCTCTTTTTTAATATTTTTTAAAAAATCTATTGACAATTTAGAAGAAATGTGTTATAATATAGTAGTAAAAATGAATAGTGAGGTAAAATAATGTCTAAACAATTACAAATATTAAAACCTAAAGCATATGAATTTCTTTTAGGAGATAAACAAGTAGCATTATCTTATGATTTAAATGCTTTTGCTCTTTTAGAAGAAGAATATGGTTCTATTGAAGAAGCTTTTGCAAGAATGCAAGGAGCAGAAGGCAAGGGCGTAAAAATAAAAGATACTCTTAATTTTTTAAGAGCAGGATTAATTTCAAGTTGTCCTGATATTACAAATGAAGAAATTGGGGCTTGTTTAAATGCCTCTAATGTTCCTGTATTAATGGAGTATATTTCTGGCGCAGTACAATCTTCTTTACCTTCACAAGATGAAGTAGAAGCTACACCAGAAGCAAAAAACTAAAAACATCTCTCTCCAAAGATAGCGGGGAAGAAGAGGGATGGGATTGGGTAGCATACTATTATTTTTCCAAAAGAATATTACATTTTAGTGATTATGAATTTTGGAGTAGCACTCCTCGCAAGATATTCGGATTATTGGAATATCATATAAAATATGAAAAAAGCAGAACAGAAATTCCAGAAAATGTGCAACAGGGTATTGGAAAAGGTTCCAAAATTCCTAAAATAAACAATAACACAGTAAAAAAAATGGGAATAGAAGACTTTGTAAAAATGGGTGGAGGAGTTATTAAAAAATAACTCCTTCTTTTTATTTAGAAAGGAAGATACAAGTGAGTGATTATGATGTAGGTAAACTTGTCGCTTCCATTGAGCTAGATTCTTCGCAAATGGCGAAAGACATAAAAACAATCACTTCACAATTAAAAACTTTAAATACTTCCTTTAATAGTTCAAGCAAAGATATAGATAATGCGATTGGTAAAGTCACACAAGCAGTGACTAAGAATAGTAACTCAATGCGTAGTGGCTTTACTTCTATTTCTAATTCTTATCGAGATACAAGTAAAACAATAACAACTTTATCATCTGGTATTAGAACAGCAATGTCTACAATGTCTAGAACAGTTGATATAAGTTTTAAATCTTTGGCTAATACAATAAAAACTAGCAGTGCTTCAAATGCAAATGCAATAAAAGCGATGAGTAATGCAAATTCTACTGCAATGGCAAGAATGAGCAGTTCTGTAAGTTCTGCTACTGCTACAATGACTAAAGGGTTTGCAACAATTCAAGCGCAGAGTAAATTAACAACAGAAGCATTAAGAGCGAATGAGCAAACACTTTTAGCCTTAAAAAATTCATATACCGCTTTAGGAGCTTCAATGACAGCGGGAATGACAAAAGGATTTGCTTCTGTAGCAAGTGCTATGCAACAACAAACACAGGTTATTGTCAGCGCATTAAAGAGTGTACAATTACAAGCTGTTGCTACACAAACAAGTTTGAATAGTATAAAAGCACCTAATCTTGATATGTCAAAAGTTGGATATCAAGGAAACGGTGTAAATAGAGTATATGGAACATTAGGAACAGCACCCAATCAAGTGTTCGGCAATTTAGGCAGAATGGATTCATCAGCGGCAAATATAACAAGTGGATTGAATACTGCTAAAAACGCAATGAATGGTTTAGCTAGTTCAGCATCAAAAGCTTTTGATGTTTTTGCTAATATATCTTTTAAAGTCTTTTTGCTTGAACAAGGTGTTAGGCAAATTGCCTCTATTTTTAATTCTCTTATCTCTCCTGGAATGAATTTTGCCTCCTCTATGGAAACACTGAGATTAGGTTATTCTGGTATTATTTCTTCCACATTACAACAAGATGAAAAAGATATACCTTTTAATAGAGCATTAGAAATTTCAGATGCTTTATTAATGAAAATGCAGGATGAAGCTTTAAAAACTTCTTTAACAATGGAAGAATTAGGTGGAGCTTTGCAATCCACAATGGCATTAGGTATAGATGCTGGAATGAGTTTACAGCAAGTTCTTGATTTAACTGTTGTTGGAGCACAGGCTGTTAAAACATTTGGATTAAGCAATCAACAGGTAGTACAGGAATTAAGAGGATTGATTTCTGGTGAAGCAATCAGACCTGGCGTTGATATGCTTGCTACTGTTTTGGGATATACAACAGCAACAGTAAATAAACTTCGTGAAGAAGGAACACTTTATGAAGATGTAATGAAACGTATGGCTGGTTTCCAAGCGGCAAGCAATGAGTTTCAAAATACTTGGGCAGGCTTAATTTCCAACTTAGATGATGGTATTTCCAGAGTATTCGGAACTGCAATGAAAAGTAGTGGGTTATTTGAAACATTTAAAGAGCAAGCATTAAAATTACAACAAGTATTTTTTACTATTAATAAAACTATGGAACAGCAAGATAATGGAGAAATGAAAGAAGTATTTACTACTACTTTAAATGAATCCACTTTAAATATTGTAGAAAAAATATATTCTGCTATGGCAAAATTAATAAAAGCACTTTCTCCAATAATAGACCTTTTAGGAAAAATTTCTAATATTATATTAACTGGGGTAGCAGATAGTTTAGATTTACTTGCAACTGGATTAGCAGTTATTAGTGCCGCTTTAACTCCTTTATGGACAGGATTAGGCATAGTTATGGATTTACTTTCTGAGGTTCAAGGTTATTTTACAGAACTTCTTGATGTATTATTAAGTAATACTGATATGCTTGCTGGAATGACATTAGGGCTTGGAGCTTTAGCTGTTGCTTTATTATTTTTAATAAATCCAATATTAGGTGTTGTAGGGGCTATAGGAGCAATAGGGTTAGCTTGGGATACTTTAACAGATACTACTAATTCTTTTGGTGAATACTTTAGATTAAAAATGTCACAATTTGTAGCACAAGCAAAAGCAGTTGGCATGGCAATGAAGGATTTATTCACTTTAAATTTTTCTGGAAATAGCGATAAGCAGTATCTTCAAGAAGCCGCTGATTATGGTAATGCCGCTGATAAGGCTTGGAAATCAGCGGGAGATGCAATAGCTGGTAGAATTACAAAAATCAAAGAAGATGCTGAAAAAATGCGTAAGGATGCAGAAGAATTATTTAAAGGATTAAGCAAAAAAAGTTATGGAGACGAAAAAGCTGGCAAAAAAGGTAAAGGTGCTGGAAAAGAAGCAAGTAATGCTTACAAGTTATTAGATGCTGATTTGAAGAAAGCAAATGCTTCTTTTAAAGCTCAGTTAAAAGAAATAGAAGATGCCTTTAAAAATAATCAATTATCTACACAGGATTATATAGAGGCATATTTAAAGAATAAACAAGGGCAGATAGATAAACAAATTGAAATATTAAAGGCTAAGATAGATATTGCGAAAAGTCTTGGTCAAGAAAATGATGTTGAGAAATTCTCTACAGAGTTGGAGAAGCTTGAAATAGATAGAGCGGAAGCATTAGCAGAAGCAAATAGAAAACTTGTAGATTCTTATAAGAAGTTACAAGATACATATGATTCGATTTCTAAATCTTATCATGGCTTATATGGAGCAACAGAAGCATCAACTACATTAGATATTATCAATGAATTAGGAGACTCCTATACAAGAACTGTTGTAGAGCTTAAAACAGCACAAGAGAGATTAGCACAAGCAACACAAGAGAGTGATTCAAAACAGATAGAGTTATGGAATAATTGGGTAGAAAAAGGAAAAGAAGCAGAGAAACAGATATTAGCAATAGCAAGAGCTAAAAGACAAGAATATGAAATCACACAAGCACAGGCACAAGTGGAAGCTGTTCAACTGCAATCTATAAGAAGAGAGAACGAAATTAATCATCTTGTAGAGCAGAGTAGAATGGATAGTTTAACAGCAGAAGGAAGAATTTTTTATGAACGTCAGCAATATGTTGATGATTATGTTAAAACTTATGCTAAATTAGTTGCTTTATATGAAACGGAAGCAGATTATGCCGCTAAAGCAGGAAGCTTAGAAAAACAAAATGAATGGGTAAAAAAAGCAGAAGATGCAAGAGCGGCAATGAAATCTATTGTTGAAGAAGTTCCACCATTTCAAAAGAAATTAAGAGAAGGTTTTTCAGATGGCTTGGCAGGAATGTTTGATGATTTAACAGAAGGAAAAAGCTGGAAAGAATCTTTTCAGAATTTCGCAAGCAATCTTTTAAAAGAATGGGCTTCTATGTGGCATAAAAGATTAGCACAAGATATAACTAATAAATTGTTTGATGCGGTTCTTCCAAAAGGGGAAAAAGCATTAACAATAGATACAGAATTTGATGTACAAGTTAATGAGTATAAAGAAGAAATAAAAGCTCAAATGGAACAGGGCGTACAGGCAGTAACAGAAGGTTCTTTAAATATTAAAGGGCAATTTGATGCTTTAATCCCTACATTACAACAATTTGGAGAAACTGTTCAAGTAGCAATGGCAAAGATGTCTTCTGGCTCTGGTCAAGAAGCTGGTTTAGGTGGAATCGCAACTGGCACAGGAGGATTTTCCATAGGAGAATCAATGACTGGTGCAAATTATGGTGGGATGTCTTTAGAGAACGAAAGTTTAGTTGATAGCTTAAAAAACCAGTTTAATGGGTTAACACTTACTGCAAAAGATTTTGGTCAGTCAATGGGAACTTTAAATGGTTTATTGGCAGAAAATGCAGGAGCGCAAAAATTAGATAATAAATTAACTATGCAAGCTGGATTGCAGGCACTCCCTAATATGTTAATGGGGTTAGCTATGGTTTCTGGTAACGAAGGTTTAATGAAATTTGCTATGGCATTACAGGTAGTAATGGCAGTTATTCAAATGATAAATGCTATGAGTAGTGTGAGCGGGTTTGCTACTGGTGGCTATGTTTCTGGCGCAGGAACAGGAACTAGTGATAGTATTCCTGCAATGTTATCAAATGGAGAATATGTTTTAACTGCAAAAACAGTGAAACGTCTTGGAGTAGATTATCTTGATAGATTAAATGAAGGTAAAGCACTTGCTCCTTCAATGGCTAAATTGCCTAAGTTTAAATTTGCAGAAGGAGGATTAGTAGAAGCATCTAAATCACAGGAAAATTTAAATCAAAATCAAGTAACTAAAACGGAAGAAACAGGCGAGGGAATACAAATTACTTTTGCGCCTGTATTTCAATCATTAGACCCAGAGGCTAATATGAAAGCTTTTGACCAGCAATATCCTTTATTGGAGAAGCGGATAATAGATGCGATGAGAACTAAGCAAGTTATGAGACAGGCAGTGAAAGGAGCGGCAACTTAATGTATAATTTAGATATAAGTACAAATGAAGATTATTATGATTATCTTATAAATGAGCAAGTTACTGGAATAGCCGCTTTAAAAGTTTATAGTTATACGTTATCTTATAATACTTTAATTGATGAAAAATTTACAGGGAATGAACAGCGTAGAGATGTATGGTCACAGCCCAGAAGAACTTGGACATTGGAATTTCAAAAATCACCAGAATTAGGGCGTAAATTAGAGGATTTTTTTAAGGCACATTTGGGAAGAAGAACAGCTTTTAGATTTAAATGGGTAAAAGAGAATTCTGATGGTGAAGATATGGGCGGCGATGATGAATGGTATTATGTAAGATTCAATACTGATACTTATAGCACAGATATAGATTATCTTGGGTATAGACACACTACTTTAGAAATAATTGAGGTGAGAAACAATCAATGAGTATAGGAATACCAGAACAGGTTGAACGTTATCTTGCAGACCCAGAAATAACAACAAGATTATTAGTTGTTATAGAGTATAGTGATGAAAATATTTATAGATTTATAGTGGATGAAAGTGTAGATGAAGTAATAATAAATGGAGAAACATATTTAAGTGCCGCTATTACAAGAAGTGATAGAGAAGAAAATTCTGATATGTCAATCGAAACCTTAACACTGACAATGTCTAATCATTGGCAAGGATGGGCGGCAATTTTAGCTAATCAAGGAAATAATTTTATAAATAAACCTTGTAAAATTTACGAATGGATGCCAGAATTTCCAGAAGAAAAGCCTATATTAATTTATGATGGTGTTCTAGACAATATTAATATGACAGCCAGCACTTTTGAAGTTAAAGTAGTTAGAAGTATGGGTGATTATCAGCAAGAAAGTCCTAATATGACTTTTGACCCTAATTGCCAGTTTCAATTTAAAGATGAAAGATGTCGATATGTTGGAGAGTATTTTGAATGCGGCAAAACTTTAGCGGATTGTATGAATAGGCATAATGAAGAGCGTTTTGGGGGACATCCTTCTGTTCCAAGAGAAACGGTAATTCGGAGCTAGGAGATATTATGATTCCAAAAGAAGAAGCATATAAATTTGTAGGAAAATCTTTTGTTCAATTCACAGATGATAATAAGGCGTGGGGGTGCCTTGCGCCTTATTATTTAATACATCCAGAATTTAAAGATTTTTTTACATTAGAGGATACTAAAGAGTTTTTAAAATTAGCAAAAGAACGTTTTCAAGAAATAAAATTAGAAGATATTAAATATGGTGATTTTATAGCTATTTTAATGCCTTTAGGTCTATGGCATATAATGGTTTATATAGACGATGGAAAATATATTCATTGTACAAAAGATACTGGTGTTGTAGTTGAGAAACTAACACCAGCATATAAAGCTAGGATAAAGGGGGTATTTAGATGGGCGTAGTTGGAGCTGTACTTGGATTTGTTTTTTCTGTAGCATCTTATGTAGTTAGTAGACGTGAAATGAAAAAAATGAAAAAGACTGCTAAAAGAACCTATTCTGATACGATGGCTACTGAAACATCTAATACAATGCCTATTCCTATTATATATGGGACAGTAAAAAATGCAGGAAATTTAATTTATTCTAAATTATGGGATAATAACCAAAGAGTAGCAAAACTTATAGTATTTTGTGATGGTAAAATAAAAGGAATAAGAGATATAAAATTAGATGATATAAATATAAATAGTTCAGATTTTGAAGGTGTAAGTTATAATACTTATATTGGAGATGGTGAGCAACTAATTGATAGCAGGGTAGATGGTGTAAATAATTCCCAAAGAGCACAAAAAGTAGGTGGACTGAAATATGATGCTTATTTAGCCTTAGAAGCTAAAGCAAATGATAAATTATCGGGCAATTTTAATGTTACAGCAATGATAGATGGTAAGATAGTAAAGTGCTATACATCAGAAACTGACTATTCAGAAAAATGGACTAATAATCCTGCTTGGTGTGTGCTAGATTTTTTAACTTGCTATAATGGTGTAGGTCTTAGTATGGATGAGATTGATTTACCAAGTTTTATAGAGGCGGCAAGTTTTTATGACGAGAAAGACTATACATTAAATATATGTTTAGATGAAACTCAGTCAAGACTTGATTGGGTATCTACTATGTTAAATTGTTGTCGTTCAAGCTTAGTCTATAAAAATGGAAAATACTCTTTATTTGTTGAAAAGAAAGATGAAGTAGTACAAAGCTTTGACCCTGATTCTATAAATAATTTGGAGATTTGGTGGTCTCCTATGGAAGACATTCCAGATAGGATTTATGTTCAATATATAGACCCAGAAAATGAATGGGTCAAGGTTAATGCACAAGCAGAGGCAGTTAGTCCTTTGAGAAAACAGCCTAGAATAGAAACTTATGAATTATATGGTGTCACTAATTTTGACCAAGCAAGCAGGTTGGCTTGGTTTTATTTAAATCAAGCAATAACTTGTAAAATGTACGTAAGATTTAGTACAGATAGACGAGCTTTGAATAGAACAGTTGGAGATGTTATTAGTTTAACTGATTATATAACAGAGTTTCAAAATAAGCAGTTTAGAATTATAAAAATCACAGATAAACAAGATGGTGGAATAGAGCTTACCTGTAGAGAGTATAATCCAAGTATTTACAGTGAAGAAAAAGGAGCAACAGAACCTGTAATAAATGATTCTACTTTAGCAGACCCTACAGAACCTCCACCAGCAGTTATTTATTTGGATAATGAACAAGAATACTATGTACTTCCTGATAAAACTGTTGTTTCAAGAATTTTTATTAAATATACATATCCAAGTTATTTTTATTCAAGAGGTGTGAGAGTTTGGTATAGATTGCAGGGGGATGAAACTTGGTCATTTGGTGGAATATTTGATGACGGTTCTAATATTGCTGTAATCGAAAATATGGAAATTTTAAAAACTTATGAATTCAAATTAGTACATGAAAATAGATATAATAAATTTTCAAATCCAACATATACGCCTTTAATTTTTATAACAGGAAATAATATAGCACCAGATATGCCACAAGATTTTGTTGGGTATGAAGCAGTAGGTGGTTTTAATTTAAGTTGGTCAGCAAATAAAGAAAGAGATATAGACCATTATGAATTATATTCTGGGGTTGTTTCAGAAAGCACTAAGATAGCAGATGTTACTGGAACAAGTTATTTTTACTCAACAGGTATGGGAGAATATAGATTTTTATTAATAGCTGTTGATACTATGGGAAATAGGTCTGTTCCTGCAAAATTAGATTTACAAATTGCTAGACCTGCTAATGTTACAGGTTTTGATTGTGTACAAAATGAGCGTAATATAGAGTTTAGATGGAATAAAGTAAAAGGTGCTACTTATTATATAATAAGAGAAGGCTCTAGTTGGGAATATGGTAATTTTATAGGAAGTAGTGCTGGTCAAACATTTACATTGCCTTTTGCACAAGCAACACAAGTAGATTTTTGGATGAAAGCTTATACAGAATATGGTGTTCCTTGTGAATTTGCTTCTTATTGTACTGTAAGAATAGCTTCTATTCCTAATAGAAATATGATTTACACTTATGATGCTGTAGAAGATGAATGGAAAGGTATAAAATCATTTGGTCATATAAATGCTGGAGGATTTCAATTAGATGCTAATAATTTAAGTGCAGAATATCTTTATGAGATAGAGTTAGACCAAGAATACTGTTCAAGAAATTGGATAGAAAAAGTTATAAAACCTTTTAATCCAGAGAAGGAACAAAAATGGAAAGATTTAAAATTTACTTGGAATTCTGAAACAGCTAAACAAACAACTTGGATGCCAGTTGGTACAGATTTTACTTTTAATAGTTCTACAGAGATTGCTGTATATTTAGGAGAAAAAGATTCTACATCAGTAGATTATTGGACATTAGATGAAACGCTTTTAAGCAATAAAGGAATTAAACCTAATCCTGATTATGGTATTGCTACTTATGGAATGGCGAGATTTCATAAAGGGTTATTAATGGATGGAAATAGTATGGTAAAATGGCAGGATATAAATATACCAAAAATATTTTCTCTTTCTGTTAATGTAAAAATTCCTATTGATTCTGATTATTCATATGCTATTTTAACTTTAAAAAACTCTAAGACTGGGGATTGGATGCTTTTAAGCTATAGTAGTGATGGGGATAATTTTGTGTTAACTACTGATACTGGATTAGAAATATCGGCAGGAGACTTTTCATTTCCAAATGATAATTTAACTTTTATTTTATCACAAGGAGATGGGTATTTAAATTTGATAGTGTATAGTTCTGTATTTTCTTTATTTAAAAATAATAAAATAGCGTATACAGATTATAAAACTTATGATAGTATTGCTTTATACAGCGATATTTAAGGAGGAAAATTAATGTTTAATGAAAATATAGCTTTAGATTGTTCAATGGTTGGGGAGTTGTTTGATAAAGATGGAAATTTAAAGCAGTTAGTGGAAAAGCATAATATGATTTTGAATGCTGGATTTGATTTTATTTGTGATTGTATTGGAAAATCTTCTGGTAGACCTACAAATTTAACACATATTGCTGTAGGGAAAAATAGCACTAGTACACTAGCTACAGATTTAGGGTTAAAACAAGAGCTTGTAAGAAGCGTAGCAACTTATACACATACTAAGGGCACTAAGTTTTTTACTATGGTAGCTACTTTTGCTCCTGGGGTTGGAACAGGTTCTTTGACTGAAACTGGGTTATGTAATGCTTCTTCTGGGGGGGTTACAATGGATAGAGTTGTTTTTCCAGTAGTAAATAAAGAAGCAACAGATACTTTTAAAGTGACATTCCAATTTAAATTAGCAGAAAAGGCATAAATAAATGCCAACAGTAGAGATTTATACAGATGAGCCTAGACAAGCCAGAATAAATGAGATTTCTTTAAAAATTAATACAATACATAAAAAAATCAAGGATTTTAGATTACAGGATAAGGGCGTAAGAATTGCTTATGATTTAGAGCTTAATGATACAGTATCTCGACAAGTTTCTTTTGAAAGAAGTTTTAAAGAAGAATTAGAAATAGAAGATAAGATTACTAAATTTTTTGAGAAAAAAACAGTATATAATTTAGAGATAGAAGAAATAGCAGAAAAGTTTACAGAAAAATTCTTTGAAAGCAGAATAGAAATTCAGGAATCTTTGAATAAAATATATGAATTAAATTTAGTAGAAGAATTAGAAATAGAAGAATTAAAAGCTAAAGAATTGAGTAAGACATTTGAAGTATTTGTAGAATTAATAGAGATTTATTTTAGACATGCTGGAACTGTATTAAGTGATTTAACTCTTTATAATGTTGCTTTAAATGAAACAAATTTTGACCAAGCAATAACTCCTGTTGGATATGATAGATTTAAAACAATGTTAACTGGGGATTATATTTACCAAAAAGCTTTATTTAGGTTTATTTTATCCGCTACAACTACAAGTGGTGAAAGACCAAATACAAGGGAGTATATGCATAAAGTAGATGTTCCTGATACCTTTGAGACAGGAACAATAGAATTTGAGACTAATTGGAATCCTGCTACATATGAATTTAGTAGAGAATTTCACATTGTGCCAGAAGTTACCTATACTATTATTAGAGTTGAAAATATGGAAGAATTAAATCAAGCAGTAGTTTTACCAATAGAAGTTACAACTAAACATATAATCGCACAATTAAAAGTTGGCAGTAAATATGTTAATGGTGCTGTTTCATTTTCTGCTAGAGGATATTAAGGAGGGATAATATGCAAAAATTAGTTACGATTGAAGAGGCTTGGACGTTAGCAAATTCATTAGGTTATATAAATGATAATTTTAGAAGTTTATTAACAAATAATGCTGGAATAGCATTTCCTTCTACAGAGTTAGAGTTAGGGATGTCTTGTTTTCGAACTGACCAGTTAAAAATGTATAATTTAGTAAATGTAGAAAGAGAGATTTGGGTTTTAACAATGGATTTAACTCAAACATATGTTACTAAAGAATATGTAGATAATATTAAAATACCATTGAGTAGGGTTACGGATTTAATTGATTCTGTTACAAATAAAATTAAAGATAATTTAATTAATTCTGGATTAGATAATGGACAAGTAGTTGTGGTTGGGGATGGAAACAAAATTGCTACTTCTTTAATTGATACTGGAACTGCATCTGGACAAATTCCAATAATCAATAAAAATAATAAAGTTGAAATGGGATTAATTGATACAGGAACAACAGCAGGAAAAATTCCTATGCTTCAAGCCGAAGGTAAATTGCCTGCATCTACATTGCCTAACAATTTAGCAACTTTTAATGATGCAGGAGAATTAGTATTTCCAAATAAAAATAGAATATTTGTAGGTAGTTAATATGTCTAATGTAGATAGCAAGAATAAATTAAAAATGGTTATAGGGGGCGTTAAATATGAACTCCCTCTTTACGATAGTTATAATGATTTTTATAATAAAAAGTATGCAACAATTTTATTGTCAAATGGAGATATCAGGTATATTGGATTGACACCAGATAGGTCAGATTTGACGGTTAATGCAGGATGTTATTTATCAGATAAAAAGCATTATTTTCTTATAAGAGAAATAACTTCTAATTCAATTAATGCAGGAGGAAGTTTTTGGCAATATATTGCAAATAGTCAAACATTTCAATACCAGAAAATTATTTCTACAATGGCTTATGCCCCTGAAAGCGGAATTTATAGAGTTGTTTTTAAAATAAAATGGTCTGGAAGTTATAATGATTATCATAATTATAGATACAATAGTTTCTATAGATTCACTGTAAAACAAGGCGATAAAGTTCTAGCAGATACTGGTGAACATAGTTTAGCAGAAAGTATTTTTTATCCTTATTCTACTGGGAATGCCTCACAATCTTCACAGGCAAGTGTTGCTAAATGGATGACATTAGGGGAACAGAGATTGTATTTAAAAGCTGGAAGTAATGCTTTTGATTTATGGTTAGGAATGCGTTTTGATAATAATAAACATGCCGCCGCATATGTTTCTCCTTTTCAAGTAGAAGCAACATATTTAAATTCTAATCAATTAGATGCTTTTTATGATGATGGTATATTTAAATGCCCAGATAATGTTGATAAAATAAATGTTATAATGGCGGGTGGCGGTGGCGGTGGCGGCGCCTTAGTTCGTGTAAAGTATAAAAGTTATTCTGAACATTCAACTAATGTTTCATATTCTTATGGTTCTAATGATGGAAGTGATGGTCAATTTATAAATCGAGAAATTGCAGTTACTCCAAATGCTTCGTATCCTGTTTTTATCGGAAAAGGTGGAGCCGCTAGTACCGATAATTTAAAAATAGAACTTGGAGAATATACTTTTCCCACTCCTGGGAATTATGCCGCAGGAGATGGAAAAGATGGAACAGCTACTACTGCCTTTGGGCTTACTGCTAATGGAGGTAAAGGTGGTTATGGAGGACTTTTAACCATTTATGATTCTCACCGCACAAGAGAATTTATAAAAAGACCCCCAACAACTACAGAAAGTGCTAATGGAGGTAAAGGTGGTTCTTTAGTTACTCAATCATGGGGTGGAATATCTGACAGATATACAGGAGACATGAAAAATGCTTCAAATGGAGGCAATGGATACGTAAAGATAGAGTATTCAAAAAATTGAGGTGATATAGTTGGCATACCAAAAATTTACTGGTGAAGAATTTATTGATACAGAATTAACACCAAAATTAAATGATAATTTTGATGCTGTACGTTCTGGGAATGCAGGAACAGTTTTCCCAACAGAAAATTTAGTAATTGGAATGAAATTTTTTGATACAAGTTCAAATAAAGAATATACTTTGCTAGCTCCTATGGTGGCTTGACAAAATAACTGTTGACAATTTTTACATAACATGGTATAATATTTATAGAGTTCAGATAATAGCTATGACTGTTAAGTTATTACTTAAAATTTAATAAGTAATGCTTGACAGTCTTTTTATTTTGTGTTATAATAGTATTGAGGTGGAGGAAATATTGAAAGATTTTGAGAAACGTTTAAGTAAACAAAATTTTATGTTAATTAAAGCAAATGAATATTATTTTATTAGAAAAAGCAGAGCGTTTAAAAATAGTTATATGGTATTAGATTCAAAAGGGTATTTGATAGATTGTTTACAAGAAAAAATAGTTCGGCAAGTTTTTTAGGTATAGATTCGGAGGAATGGGAATGAGGATAACAGTAACTCCAAAAAGACAACTTATACATTATAATTTAAATGAGCAATATATAGCAGTGACTGTATTTAGTGTGTATGGAAGTATAGAATATAATATTTATAATAAAAAAGGCAATCTTTTAAATTCTTGGGTATCCCAAGAGTCATTATTTAATTTTTTTAAAAAGGTAGTAGATAAAGAATGGGAATAAAGTTAGTAAAGGCAAAAGATAATTCGGCTCATTTTAGTCGTGGAGAGTTGTATAAAGTAACCCCATATAAAACTATGTATGGAGAAACAAAATATACTATTTATACTGAGAATGGGTGGTTTATAAAAAGTTTTGTAACAGAAGGGGAATTACTTTATTTTTTTGATGTAGTTAATAATTATAATTTTGGATGGGAATAAAAGGAGGAAATAAAAATGGAACCAATTATTAGTCCGTGGGTATTTTATTTTATTGATAAGTTAGATGTGGTGTCTGCATTGCCTTTATCAATTTTTGCTTTTGGAATGTTAACAAATTTTATATTAGTTATGGTTACTGAAACATCAGAAGAGTTTAAAAGGTGGTTTTTTCCAAAAGCGTGGTTAGCACTTTTTTTGCTATCAGTTATGTTTGTTTTTTTAGTTCCTACAAAAGAAACGGCATACAAAATGATTATAGCAAATTATGTAACGCCTAACAGTATTTCTATAGTAAAAGAAGCCACAGAAGATAACATTGCTTCTTTAATAGATAAAATAGCAGTTGCTTCACAGGCATTATCAGGAAGGGAGAAAGAATCAAAATCCAAATGAAACAGATAGAAAAAGTAAAGAAATTATATAAACCAAAATTTGAAATAGTAAGAGCAGAGAAAGTAAAAGATAATTATATATTATTCTTAGATGATAAAAATATTATATTAGAAGAAGATGCTTTTAAATCATTATTTGAGCTTTATAGTGCTTTAGTTTCTTACTATGATGTAAGAAAGGATGAAACAAATGATTGAATTATTCAATAGGGATTGTTTTGAAGTAGCAAAACGTAGAATAGAGGAAATAAAATGATTATACGCAAAGGTGATTATTTTAAAGTTCGTACTTTTTTCAAGTATGATGGTAATTCCTTTTTTAAAGGAAATTTATTACGAATAGTAAGTGATTTTTCAGTTGAGGAAGATGGCTTTTGCACAGTTTCTAATAAAGCTTGGCAAGGAACATCAATAGGGCATACAAATGCAGGAAACCAATATAGTTTTGGTAAAGGAACACATTGGAATATTCCCATTAATTTTATAGAAGAACAATGTATTCCTGTGAGTTTTGAATGGGAGTGAAAACGTGAAATATAAGACAGGAGATTTTTTAATAGTTAAATCCCCTTTCAAAAGTGATGGTAATATTTTTCATGGAGAAGATATTCTTCGTGTGATTACATGTATTGATGATTATGCTGATGCTAATGAGAATGGTTATGTAATATCTAATAAATCTTGGATTTTTAGTCGAGAGGGGCATAGTGTATATCGCAATAGTGTATATAGTTTCGGTAGAAATACAAATTGGTTTGTAAGATTTACTGTTTTAGAGGCTCATTGCACTTTATTAAAGAATAGAGAGTGGGAGTAACAATGAGAGCATTTAGAGCACAGTAGTTTTGTAAGGCTTTTAATTTATATAAACAAAGAGGATATAGTATTAGTTATCTTTGGATGTTATTTTCAGCAAGAAATTATAGATTTTATTAAATGAGGTGTTATTTTGAGTGAGTATTTTGAGTTATTTTTAAAGAAAAACAATTTAATGTTTAATCAAAAGTTTCAGGTTTTGGATTATGATGAAAAATATGCTGTTGGCAATGGAGCAAAATTTTGGATAGCAGATAATAAACTTCATTGTGATAATCCAGAGATGAATACTCGGCTTATTATGTTAGAACTATTTGCTGGTAATTGTAGTGTAAAACAACTTCCTTATTATCCCACAAATGGTGATGTATATTTTTATATTTATATGGACGGAAGCAATAATCAGGGAGTTGTATCTAAGGGAGTATTTTATGGTAATTTAGTAGACCAGCTTTTGCGAAGTTTAGGAAAATGTTATAGAACTAGAAATGAAGCAGAAGAGCACTTAAAAGAGGATGTTAATTTTTTATTAAAAGGAAGATGAAAAAATGGAAGATAAGCTATTAATTATTTTAGAAAGTTTAGAAAATAAAGGAGATATAAATTCTGAAATAGATTTATCTGAAACAGGTTATACTCCAAAAGTTATTAAAGAAGTATTACAGTCTTTAGGCTATAAAATGGTTAGTGGTTCTTGGGATTGTTACGATTTTTCAGAGGAATATGGGAAAGAGGGGGCATCAAATGTGGTGCTATCTTTTAATGCAGAAACTTTTAAATTCACAATAATGGGGGTATAAAAATGACACTAGAAGATATTGCAGTAATGAGTACAAAAATTCCACAAGAGTTGTTAATTTCTTATATGCAAGATACCTCTTTAATTTATCTTATAGCGATTCTTGCTAGCTTCTCTTTATTGATATCTCTTATTATTTTTCTAGGATGGCAAGTATACGATGGAGTAACAGCATTGAATGAGGGGCAGGCAATTAGTGCCATGATTTTTTTAATAGGTATTTCTCTTTTTACTATTGGAGCTTTTTTTCAGGCTTTTGAAAGTTTTATTTTTTATTTTAATTGCTATTTTAATCCATTAATTATGATATTACAGGCGGTGTAAAAATAATGTATAGAGTTTGGGTAGTAATAAATGAAAAAAAAAATATTGGATAAAAAGTGCTGATTTTTTTCAAATTAGTGGAACACAAGATGAAAATTCTGATGATATAAAAACGTATCTTACTAAGGAAGAGGCAGAAGAAGCATTAATGCAAGTTCGTATAGATTTGGGGGAGGCATCCACAGATTTAGGAATATTAGAAATTCCGTAAGTTATAAAGTTAGAGGAGATAAAAATGGCATATAAAGTTTGGGTAACAGTAAGCGGAGAGAGATACTGGGTAAAAAAATTTATAAACATTGCAGGAGTTCTTGAAATCCATTTTACACAAGATGTAACAGATAATGTGGCTATATACCCCAGTAAGGATATAGCAAGACGAGCATTAATAGCTACTTTAAATCATATACCCGAAGCTATAGAAGGAGGAATGTTGGAAATTCCTGCAAAAATAATTGAAAAAAAGGTTGACAAAAATCCGAAAGTATGCTATAATAGACATATAAATAAAGAGTAAAAACAATGGGGAAGCTCTGAAAGGGCTTCCTTTTTAGTATATTGAATGGAGGGTTGAAATGGTAGAGAATAAAATACCATTATATTTCAATGCTGGGGAATTGGGTGGGGTGAAATAAATGGCTTATGAAAAATTCACTGGTGAAGAGTATATAGATACAGATTTAGTAGCGAAACTAAATCAAGATTTTGATGCTTGCGGAAAACTGGCAAGTAAAAACACATGGACAGGCAATAACTATTGGAATGGTAGTGCTATATTTAATGCAAATTTAAACATACGGGGCAGTGCTACCAATCCTGGTGATACATCAATTTATTTATGGCTCGGATTAAAACCTGAAGGTAGTGAACAAGTACCTTGTATAGCCAGAAATAAAACAGGCGAATTAGCAATGTATGCCGCTGATTATAGACCTTGTTATTTAAAAAGCGGTATTCAAACATCCTTTGCTAGCGTGTATAATTCTGATGGCACAGTAGAATTTAGCTCGTTAAATAATACTCCATGGGGTAAATATACTAAGGCAAATGGGCTGGAACTGACAGTACACAAAACTCCTACAGTAAATGCTGATGTATCAAATAAAAAATATGTAGATGATAGTATTGCAGAGGGAACTGTTTATCGGTCTAAAAGCACTATCACACATCCATTACAAATTACTAAAGGAAATACGATTGGACAATTAAAAGAAGCAATCGTAACACTTGCAAATAAAATAAAATTGCTATCACAAGTAACTAGCTGTATTGGATATTTCACTTGTGCAGAAACATGGGCTGATAACTGGACTAATGATGATTTTGTGCTTGAAGAAGGGCAAATGTGGTCAGTTGAGATTGTTAGCATAAATAGTTATAATGAAGGTTATTGGGTAGCTAGAATTACAAGTTATTCTGAAAAATCTTGTTATATAGTTAGTTATACAAGTTTGATATGGGGCAATTTACATAAATACGCTTTTTTGACAGATGTTACAAGTGCAGTAGCTAATTTGCTGAGTTCTAACAATACTTGGACTGGTAGTAATGTATATAACAAAAATATCACTGTATCAAATGGCACTGCATCGGGCAGTGAGGGCATAATTGATTTAGGTAAACCTCCGACAAGTAAAACGAAACAGCCTAATATATATAGTCCTGGTAATGGTAATTTAATAATAAATGCTAGTGAGAATAGTATTATTGCATTACAATCTGGTGATGTTATACAATGGTCAGTAGTAAGTGATGAAACAAACACAAAAACTTCTGCATATCTTCATTCTAATCTTGCTGCTACTTATACTCCTAGTGGTGGTGTTGTTTGGGAAGGTAACGCTAAAACTGCAACTACTGCTACATCTGCCAAGACCGCAACAAAACTAGCAACTGCAAGGACTATTACAGCAAATCTTGCAAGTAGTACTGCTGGCAGTTTTGATGGTTCGGCAAATATAACAGTCGGAGTTACTGGTACTTTACCAATCGCAAATGGTGGAACAGGGGCAACAACAGCCGCTGCCGCAAGAACCGCATTAGGATGCGCACCTGCATATACCTATAGCACAACTGATTTAACCGCTGGAAGCTCTGCATTAACCACAGGCACACTTTATATTGTGTATGAATAAAGAGGTGCGAAAATGGCAAAAAGCATTTATATAGGTGTAGATGGTAAAGCAAGAAAAGCAAAGAATATATACATTGGAGTAGACGGCAAGGCAAGAAAAGTCAAAAAAATGTATATAGGAGTAAATGGCGTAGCAAGATTATGTTACACGTCCGAAGTAACAGTAACGGTCACAATCGTACAATCAGCAAATCAAACAATAACAGTAATTTGCAATGGCAATTCATATACATCAACATTTACAGCAGAAGCAGGGTCAACTTATACGGCAAGTATATCAGCAAGTACAGGTTATAATGCAGGCACATTAAGCAGTACAAGTGGAACATTGACAGATAATATCACTATTAGTGCAACAGCCGCTACCTTGAAAACCTATACTTATACGATTAATCAGCCTACAGGTGGAACGATTACTGTTACAGTTGATGGAGTTGCATATACATCAACCTTTACTGTTCAGCATGGCAAAACTGCAAGCAATTTGTGTACGCCGAATAGTGGATACACCTTTAAGACATTTACATTGTCAGGAAGCTATCAAACTGCAAGCGCAAATACATTAGCAATAAATGGCGATGCTGAAATTGGAGCTGTATTAGAAAAGGAGGACGAAGATGTTTAATTGGTTGATAAAATTATTAGGCGGGAAAACAAAATCGGAATATGAAGATATGCAAAAAGAACTAAATGAAAAATGTGCTAAATTATCAAACACATTAGACAGTTATGCGAATCTTGATTTTGTTGCAAGTGGTGAATATTCTTTTAGTGTAAAAGCAAATTCACCTTATAGTATTTTAGTTAAAAAAGGTCAAAATCTTATAATCACTGGTTATAACAAAGATGGAGAGCTTTTAGAAAAAATTGATGTAAATAAGGAGGACGAATAAAATGTTTAATAAATTAATTAGGGGGGGCAGGCAGATAAAGAATTGTCTGTCAGCCGTCTTCCGAGATTACTATTACAATTACACGCACTAACTGATAATCCTATGAATATTACAGTCACAGGGAATATTACGGTTAGTGCGGAATTAGAAGTTATTGTGCCTACAGAAGAAACTTTCTTGATCAACAAAAATATTGAAGCAAATGACATCTTGTATGAGGAAGTATCAATAACTATTCCTGATGGAGTTACTGTATTATATATTTCCAGTCATGCAGAATCTAGCGAGGGTTATGATGATTACGTTACTGTAGAAATAAAAAACCTTTCTAATCAAAAAGAGTGGCGTTATAGATCAGAGAGTTTTAATTTCTATGATCAATGGTATGTCGGAGTAACACCAAACAAAACTTATAAATTATCGTTATACGTAGGCGCAGAATATAATTTGAATGGAGGGTATTTAAAGATTTCTTATTCTCAATCAATTAATCAAAAAATACCTAACGTAACTGATTATTAATGTAATATTCCTCTGTGAGAAATCGGAGGAAAAAGATGGCTTTGACAGACAATC